AATTAATTGTATCTATTATATTTTTATCTCCACTTTTACTTGTATATGCTACTGGAATACTGACAGACATCGCAGTTTCTTCATCGCAGAACTTGTGTACATAGTTGGTCTTAACATTATGAGTAAATCTATCATTAATATATGAGTGACTAAAACTACCATTATCTACATCATTAAATATTATGTCATCATATAATCCAGTTGCTGTCATATTAATTCCATTCTTTCCGTTTATATTCATTCCTAAATAACTCGCATACATTGTGGTGTATATCCGCCAGTATTGTTGAAATTCTGTATAACAATTTTCTAGTAAACTTCTATTGTCTTCTATATTAAAACTATCCAATTCTCTATCTCCCTTCTATCTAAATAATAATCTCTTATCCATGAATGTGACTTCACATATGGTATCTACTGGATTTACTGCATATCTAAGTGCATCCATACCATGATTAAACTTGTCTATGGGTTTATTTATATATATTCCATTCTTATCCTTAACCCAAGTATAATTACTGAATTCCTCAATCATATGTAATAAACTTGAATGAATTATAATATCAAATTGTTGTAAATATTGAATACCATTTAATATAGAATCTTTACCTTTAGTTGCAGGACATACTCTTTCTAACCCATTGCGTTTAAGTTCTTCTATTGATTTAGGCTCAGCACTATCACATACAATTTTTTCTTTTTGATATCCCATTTCAGTAACCTTTTTAGCTATCTCATCATTCGTTAAACCCTTCTGTTGATACTCATCGAATATCCACAACTTCTTATCTACTCTATCTATAAGAGCACATACTATCGCTGTCGGATCATTTGTGTATCCGAAATCCGCACCGAATACTGCTTCTATATTATCCTTTGTATCTGTTTTTAAAATTTCTTTATAATCAAAACAAGTGTCATGCCAGTTATTAAATATTAATTTATCTAATGTAGCAAATTGTCCTAAACAATATATTTTATAATAAGTAGGATTTGATATTTCCATTTCTAATAAAGCTGTTATATAATCCTGTGGCAAAAAATGGTTATCCTTATATGTCGTATGTAATATTACTGTTGTTTCTTTGTTATGTGTGTTTGTAAACCACATGTTATACACCCATGAACTTTTACTAACTGGATTGAACATGCAATGTATTTGGTTAAACTCGTTCTTAGAACGTAAACGTAAATTTAATTGAGTAAAATCATCAAGGCTTATTTCTGTAACTTCCTCGACGATTATGTCATCAATATTTGCAATTGATTTTATTTTCTCAGGATCATCTAGTCCACGAAAAATTATCGTACTTTTATTGGGAAGTGTTATTGTTAGAAGCGTTTCTCGAATTTCACATTGATCATATAATTGCCAATCTGCTAATACACTTTTAAATAATGCAAATATAGATTCCCTTAGAGTATTATTTACCTTTCTAATAACTAAACATTTCCTATTAGGGTACTTCAAATATTTTAATATCATTTTTTGAATAACAAATTGTGATTTTCCACTACCTGCTCCCCCATAAAATACATTAAATCTATGGGTATAATCTTCAAGTGATGGTATATATACATCGTTAAACATTTTCTTACTTATTTTAAAATTCTTTAAAGCTGTTATAAATACCATCTCCCTCATATTATTTTTTACAATAAAAAAAACACCCTATTTAAGAGTGTTCATTCTCGTATTCTTTTACGAGTTTATAAAATGTAGTTTTCTTTAATTCAAGTATCTTCATAACATCAACACCTGATATACTTCCTTTGTGCATCATATTATAATATTTATCCCATAACTTAGGATATTCAATAGTTTTTCTACCTTTGTATTTTCCATCAGCCATAGCTATTGCTATACCTTCAGATTGTCTATCTTTTATATATTCACGTTCTAATTGTGCTACTGCTCCAAACATAGTCAACATAAACATTCCTGTAGATGTTGTTGTATCTAATGATTCCTTTAATGATATGAATATAATTCCCTTAGCATTTAACTGTTCTACTAATTCGATTAAATCCTTAGTGTTACGAGCAAACCTTGATATACTATCTACTATTAATTTATCACCACTCTTTAATGTAGCAATTAAATTAATTAATACTGGTCTATCTGTTACATTCTTTCCACTAACTTTTTCTATAAATACATTCTCTACTGGAATACTATATTCTTTTGCTTTAACTTCCTGTCTAATTGTATTTTGTTCCTTGCTTGAAACTCTAATATAAAAGTATGTTTTCATATATAATCACCCCTTAATCTAGTATATGATAATATTACCATATGGTTCGTTTAAAGTCAACTATATATTGAACTACTTTATTAAAATAATAAAAAAAATATAGTTTAAGTACACACCCACATTTCAAATCCCATATAGAAGGCGTGGGGTGTCTTACCATTCGACATTATATCCCATGTATTATGTAGTTCGTTTGGAGTATACAACAAACGGTACTATTATAATGTACTCTAACACTATGCAATATCTAACTTATCCTATATTAATCAGTTCATTTAAGATAACAACTCTAAATGAACTGATTACATTAAAACATTCATTTCATTCAGTCTATTAAGTGTAGTCTTAGTCTTCTAGTGTAACGTTGATACTACTACCATTTGATGTGATGTCTTTATGTTCTACTAATAGACCCATGTACTGTGCCAACAGTTGTGATGCCTTGATACGGTCACTATTCTTTGCTTCGAGGTTAAATGCTATAGATTTAATATTGTTAACCAGTTCACCCACCGTCACATCTAAATTGTCAGTATAAGTGTCTATTAACTCATTAATGTATGCCTTTATATTAACGTTTGCTAACAATTTACTTGATGTTGCTCTTGCACTATTAGCATCTGTATCCTCACCATATGCCCTTATATAAGCCTGTGTTGCATTCAAATCTACTATGTATTCTATACAGAAGTTCTTTTGATTATCATTGAGTTTACTCTTACTTTTAACTACTTTATCTTTTATTATTCTTGACGCCATTTATGTATTCACCTCACTTTCATGTATTACTATATTAATGTCTTATTTACCTAGTACACTCCATAAAAAAAGAACATCATAATCAAATGACATCCTCATATTATCTATTATTTAATTAAAAAAGACACCACATTTGTGGCATCTCATTTCTTCATATTTGCCTTAACACACATATTCCATATTATACTACAACTAAATAATCCAATTCCTATAACAGCGAATCCAAAACCTATTAAGCCTAAACTAATTATACTTATTGGAAACATTTTAATTTTCTTAGTAGATACTTGCTTATTATTAATATTAGCAATTTTAGTTTTATTATTAATGGGAATTATCTTATGTTGATCTTGATAATATATTCCATCAATTCCTACAGTCTTTCTAATAACACCTTTATCATTTACTGATAATCTAGCACCTTTTAAACCTGTACTGATTGAAACTCCTGATTTACTAAGATTTAATCTAAGGTTCTTATTACCAATTGACTTTCTAAACCTAAAACCCATTAATAACACCTTCTTCTATTTATTACCTTTATTATACTATATTCTAAGCAACAAAAAAAGAGGTAAATTAAATATATTTATAATATTTAATAAATAAAAAAGTACCTAAATTAATAGATACTTTTTAAAAAATTCTTTTATTCCTCTATGGAAGATATATGATCTGTTCTAATAATAACACTACTTGATATTTTTAAAAATTTAGCATCAAATACTTTTCCACTTACACTTCCCATTGGATTTGGGATTGTTCTTATAGTATAGCATGCATCAATTATATCTTTAACACTTTTATCAAAATCGTACTCTTTTCCACTATCCATAATTATCTTTATCATCTTTCTAATCATCTCCTAAACATACATTCTACGTTTAAGAGGTAATTTCCTTCTTATATTCCATATTTATATAAATTATAATAATATTATATAATTCACCATAAATCATATACTCCATCGTTAACAGTAAATTCATCCATCAATTACATATTTTATGTTATAATAAAATTGAATTGAGGTGATTACTATAACTAATAAAAATATAAACAAAATATTAACAAAAGAATCCATTGATATACTTGATAC